TTATTACTTATTAGTTTGAATGAAAAATGAAAATGAAAATCGTTATTAACTTTATTTAAAATTAAAAAATGAAAATTGTGTAAAAAAAACAAAATAAAAATATATATAATGAGCTGGTTTATTTGGGGGTTCAAAACGCATTTTTATCCAACTTTCATTTTTATATGAGATCCAAATTATAATCGGCCATTGTGATCTCTAGTTCAACATCATCATCTACTCCTAGTTCAATCTCTTTACGTGTTTCGTCATCAATTTCTTTAATCTCTACTAGTTTATCTAAAATTTTTTCAGTATTAAAAACCCAGTGTATTTGTCCTTTGAATTGTTTGGATATATATGCTTCACCATAATTTTTTTTAAAATACATAGCCCATTTCTGTTTCCCTTGTGGCTTAACTCCTACCTTTTCACACCAATCTTTATAATCTCTGAAGAATGTTGATTTACGTTTAATATTTTGTTTAATACCGGTTTCTTTTTCTAATCTTTCAACTTCCTCTACATTTGCAAGTAAGCTTTTATCATAAAACAAATCTTTAATGAATGTGTCAATCATAGCATTATTGCCTGATTTTAAAACTTGATAATATTCAGTTTCAATGCGGGATCTTCTAAAATCTATTTTTTTTACATCTCTTTTTTTTAGCATAGCTACAAATCCATTTAGAATATTTTTATCTGTCATGGCTGCATAGAGTTTATTATAATAATCTCCTCCTACTGGCTTACCACAATTGAAAACTTGAAAACGTCTATCGCCTGCTGTGATGGGTACTGGTGTCAATCTATTGGAGAAAAACAACAATCTTAAGTGTGATGTTAAATCAAATGGTTGAATATTTTTCTGATTGATTCTCATTCTATCATCAGTAATTAATGCTTTAATTTTCGCCATCTTTCTGAATGTATCCGCGCCTTCGGTTTCATTCCACACTGCACAAATTTTATTATCCAGCCTACACCATGATCCTACAAAATCATCTGCATTTTCACTAGGTAAATAATATTTACGTCCAACAACAAGATTGAAGAAGTTGTCAAATAACATATTTTTACCTGCTCCTTCATCTGATTGGAAAACAAGAGATACACGGGGCATTATTCCGGGATATTGAATAACGTGTGCTAGATAATTTAAAATATATTCAACACATTCATCTGTTTTATCATCTCCGGCTAGTAGCCGTAAATGGTTCATAATAATATTATAATCGGCCTTTTCATAATTACTTTCCCAGTCTTCTTCTTCATAAGCAAATCCAGTAAATAAATTATATATATGATCGGGACAGTAGCGTGGTGGTGGTAAGAAGTCTAATTTAAAATAAGTTCTAGCAAATTCATCTTCTAGCCATTCATTAACAAATTTTTTCCTTTTTAATATTTTTTTGCCTTTGTCATCTGTTTCCATAACGTAATAAAACAGATGGCTGTTTACAGTTCTAAAATCTGCTACTTTTCTCATAATAAGTTCTCCTTCACATTCTTCAACAAATACAACGGGGTTTCTTAATTTAAAATTAGTTTTCTCAAATTCTTCTTTTAATTCATTATAATTGAGATACATATCGTCTGATTTTTCTGCTGGTTCAAAATATTCTAGTGGGGCTGGCTCTTTAATGTCCCATGTAATACCTTGTTCTTTTGTGAGCTCATTGAGTTCTTCAATGGGAATAATTTTATCTGTCATAAATCCATCAAACATATTTACTTGAAAACTATACGTCTTATAAATTTTTTCAATAATATTTCTTTCTTCAATGCATAATAGTTTATTGAGTACAGATGACTGGGGATTTCTTGCATTTGTGCCTCTCAAATAAGTATATTCGGGATTATTGAATATTTTTTGTTTTAGTGGTTTTAGTTCTTTATGGAGTTGTTTTAAGAAGACATTTTGATTGTTATAACTGCGATCTTGATTTATTGTAGCCAAGACATCCATTTTTGTGATGTTATGACTTTCTAGAATAATCTTTCTATTAATGACATAATCTTTTAATGTAGAGATCATAACACCTTCTCCAAATAGTTTTTTGAATAAGTGGATTGCAAGTGTGGGGTGTGCATTTTTCATATCATAATCTATTAAGTTTTCGGCTCGGATAAAATCCCTTACAGAATAACATACATTTTGCATTGACTTTTGACTTGAATATAATCTGCCTTCTCTATTGTCGGAGCTGGGTCTATATAGTATGTCTGCTTGATAGTTGTTTTTTTTGGCGTTATTTAAGAATCGTAATATTTTCATACACTCTTCTATTTTGTCTTTTTCTTTTTTAAATTTAGCATTTGTTTTTCCATCTCGCCAGTCCATCATAGTCATCAACTCTTCTGGGGAGCATTTAACTAGTTTATCAATCGCCTCTTGCTTATAGAACTCTTGACAGAACATTTTATATATTATTTAATTAAGATTTTTTTATATCAATTTTTAATTTAATTAATATAAAAAATTAATTACTTATTTTCCAAGTTTTTCCAAGAACTTTTTTTTGGTAATTCATTTTTCCAATTTTCATCTTTTAATTTACTTTCTAATTCATCATAAGATTCTTTCCAATCTTCACGTCTTTCCTCATTGCTACATTCAATAACATATTTAACAGGGAATTTATAATCTTCATGGGCTTCTATAGAGTCAAAATTAACAATTACCGCTTTTCTAGCTTCTGATACTTTAACTCTAATAAATCTTGGTAAAATTGATGATCCACTGATATGATGATGTTTTTCAGATTCAACAGACACTAAAAAAAGATGTTGTTTTGTTCTAGTAAATAAAACATAATTTAATAGCCTCCAACCAGCAGAGCGGCTGTCGCATAGAATTGTGTAAATCTTTACCATCTATATAATAACTTGCATTCTTTTTAAATCACTTAATAAATTATTTATTATAATTATTTATAGTTTTGGTAAGATCATCCCATAGCTCATCGCGATATTTATTCCGAATTCTAGCCCCTTTAGTCGGTTTGTAGTGTACTTTCCCTTCCTCTCTGCACACATGATTGACTGGCCCTCTATATTCCCACGTTGCCGGTGATGTATAGGGCATTCCCAGAGCCACCCAATCTTTAATCTCTTTAGAGTCAGAATATTTTGTAAATGCATGTTGTATATCTACGCGTTTGTAATCTCTTTCTATGTCCGAGAGTGTTCCCCAGCCGTATTCTGTAATCACTTCTTTAATGCATTCAATACAATCTTTATTGACTAAATGATCGTTCCAATCGTCGGGTAGGCAATCACATACATAGTATCTATGTCTAATAAGTGCTTTTTTAATAATCTCGTGATATAAATTATTTAACTCAATATCTTTCATATAGCATTGGTCTTCGGTTAATAGGGGCATTATTAATATAGTTTATTGCATATTTTTTAATTCAATTTTTTCTAATTAATTAACAAAGTTTTTAAAAAAAATCTACACGTAATATAATGTGGAGCGGTGCAGAGATAGGGGCATTAATTATAACTTGTGGAAGTGTTTTTACCGGCTTAATAGCACAAATACAATTAAGTAGATGTTCTAATATTAGATGTTGTTTTGGTTTTTGGACGTGTGATCGCGAAGTCCCTGATATAGAACCTAGTGTTGAGCTTACACCTACAACAGAAAATACAGAACAAGAGCTATAGTTTTTAACTTCCATCTCCAAGAGATCCAACTAATAATATATATCGGGCTCATATATATTATTATCATATTATTTACCTACCATTCTCATGGCTCTATTGTGTGCTTGTGTAAATGATTTACCGGCTTTCATATCTTTTCTCATCATCGCCATATGTTTCTTTGTGTGATGTGTGCTGTGTTTTTTTAGCTTATTTTTCTGTGCGGTAGTTAGTGCTTTTGTTTTCGGGGGCATTTATATATAATTAGATTATTTTCTTTTATCCCATAAGTCCCGATCTGAACGACGTGCACCACCCCCGCCTAAAAAAGAATAAATCCTAGCCATCGCCCATTGCTCTTTACCCATTTTAGCTGAACGGGGCGCAGATGGAGCTTTTTTTCCACTTTTTAGTCTTACTGACTGTGGATTAGTTTTCCACGCGCCAATACCCCGATTATATACTTTTTGCAGTATGCTTTTTTTGAATCCTGTGATTCTAGCTAAATCAGATATGCTATGGCTCTTCGTCGCTGGAAAATTGTGTTTCTTGTTGAATTTCTGTTTCCACGTCATTCCCTTTGCTGTCATATACAATAGCTTGATATTTAAATGAATTCCCACAAGGTACTTTTTTAAATACTGGAAGGGCTGGATTTAATTTTCTACACACTATATCACAGTTTTGAACTATCTCGGGGTGATTGATAATTCTGCTTAATTTACTTCTATTTATATTTAATATTTTATGTAGCTCGGTTTGTGATTTAAATAGTTTAACGTCGCCATTTGGAAGAAGTAGTGAATATTTATAAAATAAGATGTTATGCGCTCCGGCTGTTCTACCTTTGGGCATCGTTTAGTATATATTAAAAACATTTTTTAAATCAATTTTTAACATATTAAATTAAATATAACTTACACCATCTTTTTCCCGAGTAATTAACAATTCTTCGCCTGCTATGAACTCCCGATCATTAATCCATTTTTTATTTCTATCTTTCATTTTTATTCTAACAAATCTTTTCTTCTCCTCCGAGATCGCATTAAGCGATACTAAATAAATATACTCATCACAATTATAATACCTAACATACTCATGATAAATTGGAATCCAATCTTTTTTATCAGCTTCCATATTATCATACTCATATAACACCCGATAAATTTTAGGTGTTCCTTCTTTCATTTTTTTCCAATTTCTAGTATCTGTGCTTTCAGACATATTAATACATTTTATTAATATGTTTTTAAATCAATTTTTTGAATAGTTAATTAACCAGATACAACCACATTACCGCCCTTAATAGACATTTGGCGTTCAACAATAGAAAAGTAAGTAATAGTCCGTCCGCCCTGATCAGTGCTTTGGTGAGTGACATTTGATATAATTCTAATAGGTGTCTGTCCTACCATAACCCCCTGCCCTATACCTCCATCAATAGTAAAATCACAGCCAACATAATGAAGATTGCCTTCCATACCCCGAATAGATAATGCACCTGCACCAAGAGCATCAGTGAGAAGTCCGTCGGCGTTAAAATAATTATTGTTTACGGCTGCTCTCACGTTGTTTGCTTTGGATACTAATGCGTTAAATGAATATTCTCCTGAACCAACATTAATATCAGTTCCGAAAACTTGAGATAATTGGTGAGCTTTCATTGTTTCGCTGTCTATATCAATTGGATAGACTTGTTTGTCATTTACCCTAATATTATACCGAAGGGGCACGGTGTAGGCTTTTGAACCATATCTACCTAATGGATTTGCTACTGCATCATCAGTGGAGTCATGATAAAATCCTAATATACTTTGTACTTTCATTCCAGCAAGTCCTAAATCATGAATTTCCTGAACCTCACTTATAGCGCCGGCCGCTGTGGCTTGGGGAGCGAATGATGTGTTTGTAGTGACAACATCTAGATATGGAATGACTAATCCGCTGTCGCTCATAACCATCTCGGCTAGTCTATTCATTCTCTCATCGGTATAAGTTAAATAATCTGCTAAAAATACTGCATCATTTATATTCACTTTTGCACTCTGTAAGTTGTTTGCAACTTGGGGATTGAATTCTACAACAGTGCCGTTCTGGGTATTATCAACCTGTTTGTTAAATGTGATTTCAATAGAACATGGCTCATTAATTAAATATAATGGAAGAGATACATTCCTCATAGCGGGGAATAACTGACTTAATTTAATGTAGTATTGATTATTGTCTGCACCAGAAGTAGTGAGAGCAAATTGGGGTAAGGGATTTAGAACAGTTGCAGCACCGGGCACAACATCGCGGAGAGAATATTCGCCACCATTACCAGCGCCAGTATTATCACGCTCGGGGCAGATACTATCCATTGTTCCAACTCTAACCATATCTTTTTGTGATTTTTCTTCCTGTGTTTGGAATTGACGCCTTATTGTTGCATATTCGGGATAAGAGTCAGTGACAGCAACAACTTTACTACCAATTCTCAAAACAGCTTGTTTCACAAGGGCGTGTATACCAGTTGATATGGGGAGAACACCATCGGTGCTGCCGGCATCAATAGATAGAGCAATACAAGAGCCAGGATCAAGAATTCCTTTTTTCATTAGAACAAATCTCATGAATGTATCTGTTCTCACGATCGGATTTAAAATATTTGTGTCAATCTCCATTGTATCAACACTCGCCATTGGTTTCACTGATAATGCTTCGGGAATACTCATTTAAATTATATTGAGATAATATTTTTCCAGTTAATTCTGAACCATAATGCCTTGTGGAGAATACATGAGCGAATTTTGCGCTAAAACATAAGTATAAATTGAATTAGGTGAATTTCCGTCTAAATCACTCACAATTCTCACAGAATAGGGGACATTTCTATAATCAACACCAACATTAGAGAGTGGGTCAAGTCGGACACCAACTCCGAAAACTGGCTCGGGATCGGGAAGTGTATCAGTGTCTTCGGGAGCACTATTAGGCTCAAAAGAATTAGGTAAGGGTGGGCGTTGAGTGACTTGGGTGCTAATACTATTATTTGTAAATGGACTGACTAGTGTATGGGTGATAGACTGATAAGGCTTGATACTATCCATAAATTTAGTGTCTAATTCTGTCTGGGGGCGGTCTTCAGTGCCTTGCTCCTTAACAAATAGATCATAATCTAGTGGGAATTTTTGTCCTCCACGTAAAAATGTCACGCGCCTTATATTAGCTGTTGCTCCACCGGCATTTTCAAGTCTGCCTGTGCTAAATCCATCATGACTGTAATTATTAATATTAGAAGTAGGGATAAAATTATGATGAATGGCTAATGTCCTAGAAGTGCCTAAATTAAGGGACTGTGTCTGATCGCTAGAATTTAAGACACCATAAATCTGTGATACAGAATTGTAATTAATCTGCCCGGTGGCTGGGACAGACAGCCGAGCCATACCTTCCTCATCGGGTACAAGAAGATCATAAGATAGAGATAAATTTTTAAGTTGGTAAAATGCGCCATTACCAATACCAGTTGCTAATACTGGGTTGCGTCTAACATTATTCTGTGCATCAGTATCATAATAAGCATAACCGGATAGAGCATTTGAATCGGGTGAGAGCTGAAGTTCAATAGTAAGGCCGCGAAGTCCGTTCTGACCTAATGGAAGGCGCTGGCCGGAAGATAGAAGGCCAGTCCTTAATGGAATAGAAAATTCTACCTCGTTGTTCTGCTGACGTGCGCCATTAAAACTTTTAGAAGCAGAAGCGGGATTACCAATCTGAAGATTAGTGTCATAATCATCTTGAGAATGTATAACAGGCATAGTGGAAGCAAGAAAACGTCCATAATTCCTAATAACCTCTAATGTTCTGTTATTCTCTGGACTAGATAGAGTGATCTGATTAAGAGCAGCTGCTAATCCAATGCGCTCATTTAGACTGATGCCTGCGGTGGCGCTTGCAGTTTGGGTGTTATTTGTAGGCAGAACACCGGCGCTGTTATTAACACGGAGAACACCATTAAGCCGGAGAGAATTTGTATCAAGTAGCTTATTCTGTGCAGCAATGTTGAAGGTACAAATGGGAAAACCATCCTTGAATGAATAGGTGTTGTTGCTTGGCTGATTGACGGGGAATATTTGTGCTCGCTCCTTATTCGCTATATTCATTTAAAATATAATGAGATAATATTTTTCATTAAAATGCAGATACTTTGCCCCGAACAACTGTCATACGGCGGAGATGACAAATATAATGATTATATATTTTCTGTTGAGTAGCATTTTGATATAAAACTCTCAATGATAGAGAGCGGTCATTAAGATCGGTGACTTGATTATAACGGCTAAATCCCCTTGCAATTAAAAACCTATCTTCAACATTCTGTAAATCTCTCACTGCATATCCACAATTGACTAATGCTTTTTCGGTTTCTAATAAATGAAGAGCCTCTGTTCTAGATGGGAGAAGATTGTATCTTTGTAATTCAATAGGTCTATCGGGGATAAGATTGCCTCCTAAAACATATTGATAGTTCTGTGCGCCATCAACCACGCCAGTTAGAGAGTCTGCTGCGATTTCAGTGTATACGTCCTGCGGGAGTGGGACAGATAGACATGAATATGCTCGCTCTGCATTAGTCGGGATAAGCTGTGTTGATAATCCATTCACACTAGTTAAATTAAATTTGTAGAGAGAATAAGTCTTAAAATCCATAGCAAGTCCTTTATCGCTCTGTATCTGGTTCATCATAGCATCTACATAGCCTTGTGGCGGGGACACCTGCCCGCAGACATACTGGAAGTCGCGAAGAGTGTAGCCCACTTTTTCCGCCATACGCGCCTGGACTGCCGCATCAACGCTCTCATTACCGGTTTGGGTAATACCATTCATTCGGTCGCTAGATAATATAGCAACGGGGTCGCCGGCGGCTAATGTGCCCGGAATGGCTGTGCCTACACCGTGATTGAAGTTAATGCCTAATGCGATCTGATCTGCATCACCCGTGCCTACACCCCCAGCATTACCCTCTGGGGCACTCATAGCAGTAGTATTCGCGATCTTGACGATTATACCGGTTTCTGGGCCATTTGCGGTAAAAATGTATACACGATCACCAATATCATAGGGATTATTATTTTCGGGGGTTGCGGTTGTTTTCACACCATTATCTCCTGCTTTGGATACAGAGATATAAAAAATATCAGTTGCGGCAGCTGGCTTAACCACAGGGGGATTGACTGGGGGAAGAGTGGCTGATAGAACGGGCATACCACCACCATGAGCTAATACCTTTGCTCTCTGTTCGGCAGCAGTGCCGGTTGGAAGACTAGATAAAACGCCAAATGCGCTAGTTTTAAAACAAAGAGCCCGCTCGGGAGTATCAAAGGTTAATAACATTCTTAAGCCAGAAGTGGCTACAAGTGGAAAAACTTTACCAGTCATAATACCGGTATAGAGTGGAGATTGTATCTGTACTTTTGCGCCGGGCTGTGGGGCAGTGTCGCCTGTGCCTAGACTAATTACCTTATTTACTCCGCTCCAATCTGCATCGCCTCGCCAAAATAGACTATCGCCTACATTGGGATTAAGATCCTGTCCTTCAAATGCGGCGCGTTTGTTCCTAATACTCTGATTAGCCGTCCAACCCCACCAATTAGCGGTTAAAACATTTAAATCTAGAATTTCCTCAATAGTAGCAATACCATCACCGCTCTGAATGCGACAATCGCGAATGAGTGAAGTGAAGCCGGCTTTTGGGTTGGGAATAGGTCTACCACGCCCCTCCATCTGGAGCTCGCCTTCCATATTAGACTGACGGGGATCAATGAAGCCTAAAAACTGTGGAATTAAAAAACGGGCTTGGATTTCAGTGCGGGGGTTATAATCAACCTGCGCCTCCGGTTTTACATTAACACTTTTAGTTGGAATGAATTGTGATGACTGGGGACTGCTTCTAAACATCTTATATATTACTAATAGAAAAAAACATTAACAAAATTTACTAAATCTTTGTGAATGTTAATAAATTATTTAGCAGATTTCCTCCAGTTGCTTTTCAAGTTCTTTTACACGATCTTGAGCCTCTTTCAACTCTTTTGCTTGACACTCATCATATTCTATCTCAAAATTATCCTTGAATTCATCAACAATATCATTAAATACTCCTTGACTAGCTAGAGCATCCATATATTTAATAAAATGATCCCATTTATCATCACTCCAATCACCTGCAATGTGTTCCTTTGCAAATGCATTCATAATTAAAACCCTTTTGCTAATCGCCAAATCACAAACATCAGCAGCGGGGCATTCAAACCAATTTTTAAATTCATCGGGGATTGTGGGAGTAGTCATCACACATATACCACTAGAATAAATTTACGATCAATTTTTTGTAAAATACTTTGTAAAATTGATTTACTTTTTATTTGATATATGCTTTTGTAGCTCTCTTTTGTAATAATCATTCATGGATACTATCCGTCTATGCCGATCTTTTTTTAAGGCTTCATCTTTAAAATATTGTTGGGTCTTTATAAAATATTCGCGTAGTAGCCTAATCTCTCTAAAATGTTTGCACATATATATTTTATAATATTTAAAATGCAGATATACTCCCCGCTACATCAGTTACGGCATCAAAACTAGGGGTTGTAAATTCAGCCCGAGTAGATCTAATATCTGATGTCGCGCCCTGTGCTAATGGATTAAGAGTAGGTTTATTTGGTACTTGAACGCCTGTATCGGCGGGATTGACTGGCGCGGGATTGTGATGATGGTGATGGAATAGATCATATAATCCATATCCTACAAGAGCCACACCAGCTAATTCAGGGGCTACTGCTGCTATACCACTAATCGCCTCACCGATCCCAGCGCCAGCAGCGGCAGCAGCAGCTTCAGTAGCGCCTTCACCTGCTAATGCACCAACGGCTTCTGCCTCAACGCCCCCAATCTCACCACCAATAGTCCGTCCAACATTTTCAACATCTTCACCGGCCTGACTAATTAAGCTTCTATTTGCTGATTCTGTCGCGGTTGTCTGTGTAGATTCTAATGCATCTGTGGCGGATGATTCTGTAGGGGGTGCACGGCTAGTTCCAAATGGATTAGAACTCTCTAAATTTTGTGCTACATTCTGTCCCACTCGCGCTTGTGTAGCTTCACCTTCAAATGCGGTTTGTGATGGTAAGGCTGCCGCTTCTCCATCGCCACCAACTCCGGTTTCACTTTCATTAATTCTACCCGGATTGCTGGCTCGCGGGCCGGTTGCATCATCTTCTACATTAGGTTCGCTGGCTCGTGGAGATGCTGGCGGAGTTGCTAGATCATCATCGGCTAATGCGGTGTTCCAACGGGCTTCAGCATGTTGGGCTAAATCTTCTCGCCCCATACCAAATGAATCTGCACCACCCTGTTCTGCTGCACCGGCATCTGCACTAGCTCCATCTCCTTCTTCGCCTCCTGTTTCTTTACTTCCTCTAAATTTCTTGTATACACCCTTTCCAACTTCATAAGCACCAAGAGCCGCTCCACCGGCCTCTATTAGTCTACTGGCTTGGGCTTCATCTGCTCCTGTTAATGCTGCTGCTTTGTCTAGGGCTTGTTGTTTTAATTGTTTTGTGATCTCATCACGTCGTTCTACCGCTGACTTATAAGCCGCGTTCTTCTCTAAAAAATCGTTGTAAAAGTTTTGATTATATGAGTCTTGAAAACTTCGGGTAGAGTCAATTCCCGATGAGTAGGCTTGGGTTGCATTATTGTATCTTTGTAATACATCAGCCATATATACATTTATATAAGATATTATTTTTTTCCTCATTCATAAGCTTTTCTTGCGGTTTTCCTAGTCCCGCCTTTTTTGGTTGTAAAATCTTCATCACCGGGTTTAGATTTACTCGCTGCTCCCTTCTTGCCCGCTTTCACTCCCTTTTTCTTGTTGTATGCTGCTCGGGCTGCCGGGCTTTTCATGGCCTGCGCATAGTTCATCTTGTTCTTCTTTGCATAACTTTTCAGAAAATCCGTCCACACTGTCATATATCTTATAGTTAGATAAATTTTTCTTATGTATGTCGGTATTTACGTGTTTAGCCCAATTAGATGCAGATATGATCTTTTCACAGCATTTACAGTAATTCTTTTTTTCATTATAAAATTTCCTTAATTTCCTGTGTTTTTCTTTATTCAAGCCCCAAGCATTATTAGTATTTAAATTTGGTTCTAAATTAGTAATCCAAGCCTGTTCTAGTTTAGATGATATGTCTGCATTGCATATTTCTAACTCTTCAATGTCAAATGAATAATCATTCTCCCTAATTGCTTGATAGAGTTTTACTTTCATTCCTTTTCTAGCATTATTAACATGTTGTCTAACACGTCGTTTAAGGTTGTTAGTTTTGCCTATATAAGTTCCCTTTTCACCTATTTTTAAAATGTAGATAATAGTCATTATATTATTAAAACATATAATAAAATAATTATTCAAACTTTTTATAAATTTCTTGAGTTGCAACCGAATGTCCCATTTTTTCTGCTACATCACTCTTTTCTTTTAATTTATCTCCTGTATCTACTTTTTCACTAATTAAGATATGCCTTAACATAGATACACCAATATTTTTCCCTGTACCCTTGAAGGCTCTAACAATTGATTTTTGTAGAGCATCTTTGGTGATATTCTCTCCCCATCTGTCTTGAATTAGATATTTATTATCGGGGTGATATTTAAGATAGATATTAATCATAGAATTCATTTTTCTAGATAGGGGCACACGTTTCACTCCATAAGCCTTTACAGTTTTATAATCTCCGAAAACAAATTCTTTTTTGGATTTATTAATAATGACTAAATAATTTTTATTTGGATCTAGTTCTGCAAGGCCATGCTTAATTTCCATATTATAATCAACTCTCATGGGTGGGTGGTTCTCCACATCTAACACATAGAGAGATGTTAAGAGCCAATTTCTTAAATCTGTTTTAGATTCAGTATGTAGAGCAACGGTTCTTTGTTTTTTATTATATTTTTGGAGTTCTTTTAATGTAGCCCAGTTCTCACTTTCGCGTTTAGATTTAGTTTGTTCTGCATAATAGTCCTTGAGTTCTTTTTTACCGCTTTCAATCTGACTATCCATCCAGCTTTTCATCTTGTCATTAAGAATATTAGAACTGACTGTTTTCATACTCCATAAATATTGATGACGTGTAGCCAGCGGTTTAGCCATTATGAATTCTTTAATGACTTTAAAACTAGATTCTGCTCCGTTCCAGTCTTCACCGCTTTCAACAATTTTATTAAATTCACTTTTCAAATGTGATTCTACACGTTTCCAGTTTTTAATATAATTATTAATAGTATTAAGGCTTAATTTTGGGTGTGCTTCTTTAACAGCGGCTTGTAATTTTGGGTATTCCACTTTAAATTTAATATCATATTCTTTTGTAAGGGTTTCTGCTAGTTGTTCCATATCGTTCATAATATAGTATATATAGATAATAATTCTTTAAATCAATTAATAAATCATTTATTTACCATAATCCAAACCAGCCTTTTGCGGAGATGGATTTTAAAACAAATGATCCACTTCTAATTTCATCTAATAATAATTGTTTCTTTCTTATAATGATTAGATCTCGGGTGTGCAGATTCTTATAGATGCTTTTAGAAGTTTTTTTACCCATCTAATATATCTTAAGATTTAATCATCGCTTAAATTCATTAATCTTTCCATTTCTAGAGATAGATATTGATGCAGACTAGATATGACTAGGGCAGCACATTCGGGGTCTTCTTCACTGCATCTAACAAGGCCATAAGCTAGAGAGATTGTTTTGCATAATCTATTTATTTTGCGATCTCTTTCATCAATTAATTTTTTAAAATGATCTCCCATATCTAGCATTTCTTTTTCAGTAGATTCCATTATATATTTAGAGAGATTATTTCATCATATTCACGGCGAGTTGAAGTCGTTGTTTAACTAGTTTCGTCATTTTAATGTCTTTTCCTTTAAATTTAAATCTAGTTCCCTCTGCTTTTTTATTTAATCTCTCCAATTCAGCTAATTTAAATGTATATGTTTTTGGTACTTTAAGGCTTCTATGCAGTCCACCTTCTTTAATCTTTCCGGCTACTTTTTCAAATAGTTGTTTCTCGTCATCTTTTCTTTTTGGTTTCGGCATTATATACTCTATATATTTTTTTTATAGAGATTTATCTATCTCTTCGGCTTTTGCAATTAGAGAGATTAATTCATTATATTTAGTTTTTATTTCATTATCAGCTCCTTTCATGATATAATCGTTACTTTCAAGGGCTTTAAGTTTATCTCGTGTATTTGCATACCGATCCCGCTGTGCATCTTTTAATCTCTGTTTATTTTTCTGATAATAATTTTTTCCATAATTGACAATTCTCTCTTTATTTTTAAGATAATATGCTTGCTGATATGCTTTTTTATTATCTTTAACTATAACTCCTCCCGATCCTAGTAATCCTTTAGTCATGATATTAAGTAAATAGATAAAAAAATTTAACATTTAACTATATTAATGGGCTTTTATCCACAGACTCCTAATGATGAATTATTGTTGGATAATTTTAGAGATGTTGTGGCTAAATATAGATCATTATGTTTAGATGGATTGATTGTTTTACCAAAAAACGGAAAATATGCAAGATTAAGAATATCACACCAGCGCGGTGTAAGAGCCGGCCAAGAGCTACTCAATCATTTATGTGCTAATTTAATTTATAGTCCGCCAATATCAATGTTGAGAGATATAGAAGAAGCAGAATTTTGTTTTAATCCTAGATATGAGATGCTAGGCAGCACACAGCTTTTATCATTCATGGTTTTACAACCCGGTATACCTCAATATAAAAAAATAGACTGGCGTCCACCTAAAACTATTGAATTGATTGATATTAATTAAGACAAGTCCATAGGGTCATCACTTTTTTTCACCATCTTCAATTTACAAATATTCACAAATTTTACAAGAGCATCATGAACCGCCGATTCGCGGTCTGAATAATATAAGCAATCATCAAAATAAGCCTCATAATCTTCTTGAATGTGTGGAGTAGCAAGAATTCGCTTCAATCCCCACGTTTTCATTAAGAATAAAATGGGCGCGTGTACTCCACCGTCTAATTCTCGGTAGAGATACTCGTGCAAAATTTCATAAGTTTCTTCTCCGGTGATTTCGGTCATTGCGCCTATCACTACTGAAAAAAAATCAACTTCAATTTTCTCAAAATACTTTCAAAATCCGATCTAGTTTTAAAATTATTTTAACCAAATAATATCACTAGGTAAATTCATTTTGTAGCAATAATAGAAGCAGTCAAAATTACAACCGCTTTTATAGTTTTCTGGTACTTTACCATCAACTAGTTTTATAAATTGTATTCGTTTTCGTGGAATAATAATTTGAAGCCCTTTATCTCTCCATTCTCTAAAATAATTAGTGCAAATTTTTGAAGCCGGCATAATCATCATGAACGGCATATCATATTCTAGCAATTTACTCATAATTTTTTTAGAGAGCGAAAACGGACAGTTGCTTACTAACACCTCCCCTTGTGGCCCATCAAAGAAGTCTGTTTCGGTGTGAATAACATCAAATCCTAGTTCAGTTAAATAATCTCCTGAATCGCCATTGCCGTAAAATGCCTCCCAAATAATTTTATCTTTTGGAATGTATTGTTGCACCGCCTCCCAAGCTGATTTAGGTGTCATATAGTCATCATGTTTAGTAAATGTCTTTGTATGGAATCCCGCCATCGGTATATACTATATTATTAAATTTACGATCAATTTTTTACAAAATACTTTTTTAAAAAGTAAATGCTTTTTTCTTTAGTTTTTTAAAAAATTGATCGTAATTTTTTGCTAGTAGTGGTAGACGTGATGGTCGTTTTCGGCAAAGAATATGAGATGCCTATGCAATTTGTAGAGATTGAATTATTAGAACTTCTTGATGCAATCAAGCATGGAGATGTGAAAAAATGGTTTGATGGTGATGATGATGAGTATTATGATGTTTTAGTTAGACCAGAAAAAGATGAAGATGGATGGTGCACAAATCATTGGGAGATTGAAGGTGAGCGCAAAGAAGATCCTGTGTTTTGGTTTAGTGAGCCAAGTGGGGAGATGGAATACAAAACATTCAAAGTAAAAATTAGATATAATATTGAAGAGCATGGTAAGTATGCTAGGTATATGTCTGAATTCTGGGATAAAATCATGGACGGCTATGGAGATGACAGTGATGAAGAAGAGAGTGATGAAGAAGAGCCTGACTACTTGGTAGAAGCGGATAAGAAGCCTGATGATGAAGAAGTTGCAGCAAAGAAAATTCAAGATTGGTTGTGTGGGCTGCCTAGATGTGGTGGGACTTGTTTTGTTTCTAATGTTGTTATTGGACATGATGATGATGGTGAAGAACAATATGATCTCTTGACACAGAAGGTTGACTTTGAATGGTTTGTTTCTGATGAAAAAATTATTGAGATTGCGGAAGAGCTTGGTGATTGGAAAATTCATTATGGTGAAGGGTCAGGTGAAAAACTAGGCTATGCTTTACAATGGAATAGTGGTGA